CCAGTTGCTCCAACAAATGCACCTACAGCTCCTTCACTCATTCCTATCCCCTTACCAGCAAGAAGAGAAGCCATAAACCCTAGAGCACTTCCAACTCCACCTGTAAGAGTACTAGTTATAAACTCATGTTGGTAGGCTGGGTTTGTAGGAAAAAGATCATTAGCAGCTTTCCTAATAGCTAACCCTGCTTTGTACAAAGAATAATCACTAATAGGTTTCCCTGCTTCACCTGGCCAATTAGTAATATCTGCCAACTCCTTAGCCATTATTGCCATACTTTCAGGAACTCCAGCGAAATGAGTAAGGAAACTTTTAGCTACATTATTTGCACCAGAAGCAAACCTCCCCTGGGTAGTGGGAGCACTAGGGACGGCCGGAGGTATACCTTCCTTCCCAGGAGAGGCGTATTTTTTAATAAGAGGATTTGTAGATTCAGGTACTGAACTTTTAGAAGAAGAACCATACTTTTCTATAAGAGGGTTACTTCTTGCAGGAGTAGGTTCTACATTTCCTGTATTATACTTATCCAAAGGATTCCCACTTTGTACTTTCTCAGCACTCTTTGTCTGTGGCATATATTTCTTTATGAGTGGATTATCTGTCATTTAAGTAATCCTTGATTTCGTAAAAACTCTTCTCTCTCTGCAGGGGAAGCTGCATCCCAATCTTCTTGGCTAACATAGTCTGGTTTTACAAGCCCTGTTTCATCTGGCTTAACAGTCTTCTGCTTTTGAGCTTTCTCATTCATAATATTAGCAAACTCAACTGTATAAGGAATACCTTTCAAGTGGGCAGCTGTATATTCTGCTAACCTATTACCAAACTTAGCCCTATCCTCTGGGCTAAGATCTGGCATTATAAGTTCCCAATCTACTGCTCCAGTTTGTTGATTAGTCATAGCTCTTCTTAACTCAACCAGAGTAGTCCAACCTTTCTTTGCAAATATATCTTTATACTTCTGAAAAACTTGTGGCAGAAATTCTGCAGTAGCTGCTTCTTCAAACTTACTATACATAGCAGAATTAAGATTACCTATAGAAGATACACCTCCTCCACCATCTCCTTCAGTAGGTGCAACTTTTACAATCTTTCCAGTCTTCCAATTAAAGGCATAGTTACGTTCCTTACCCATAGACATCCAATGGTTTTTATCTTCACCCAACTTCATCTGAGCTGCTATTCTAGCATCATTTATTTCCTTAGAAGTAAGGTTCCTTTCTTCAGCTATATCCTTAGAAGCCTGTAATCTTTGCTCTTCCATATTTTTCTTTTCTTCTGCTGTAAGAGTTCCAGCTGTTTGTGCTTTTATAAGATCCCTTTGTACTCCAGCATTAGTTTCATCCAAAGCTAACTTTCTTTCAGCTATAACTCTATTCTCAGCTGCAGCTTTCTGCTCTGGTGAAAGAATATTTGCATAACCACCAGGAGTTTTTCCAGTTTCCAGATCATTCAGATATTGACTATAAGCACTCCCTTGTACAAGTTCTGCACCCAGTCCACCAAGTTTATACTGGAAAGAATTAGGAGCTGTACCTGCAACAGCTTGAGCAGCTCTACCTAATACATAGCCTAATCTTTGGTCATTAAAGATGCTAGAATTATTCTGTTCCACAGGAACAGCTGGAGGAGTTACTTCTTGTTTTCCTACAGGAGGAGTTGAGGAACTAGGAATCCTCTGTTGGCCTGAAACTGCAGTCCCTTGTAACTTATCAGGAGTTACACCTGTAACTTCTAACCCACTAGGAAGTTTAATACTCCCAACTCCAGATTGTGGATTAGCTACTGCTTGAATAAGCTCATGAGCAAGTTGGGTGTCATTAGTAGCACTACCACCACTCTGTACAGGAGCAGGAACATTTGGAGCTACACCAGCCTTAGCAATTTCAGGAGAACTATAATCAACTTGAGAACTCTCCCCTGGAGCAATATCAGGAAGTACTGGTGGGTAAGCAAAATTATTACCTGAATAACTCCTAGGTTCAGTATTAGTAAACATAGTCTGAGCATTATCCAACTGTGTAGCAAACATATTCCCCAGTGCTTCAGCATTCTTATTACCTCTGTTTGGCCCTAATAAAAGATCACCTATATTATACCTACTTGCCATGTCTTCAACTCCTTACTTTGTATATTTAATATACATGTTCACTATTAAAAAGCTCCCAGAATTCCACCAACAGCAGCTCCTGCAGCAGCCCCCCATCCTCCAAGTGCCACACCAACAGAAGCACCTGCCAATGCTCCACTTAATGCACTTTGTGCAGTTGATAAATTCTGCTTAGCACTACTACCAACACCACCTGGAGCAGCTGCCATAAGATTAGATCCATGCTGATATAGCTCTAAATCCCACAAAGCATCTCTAACATCCAATTCTATATTCATATCATTTTCTTCTTTCTTAGCAACAACAGCCATTCTATTAATCTCTGCAAGAAGACTGGCTGCTGAATTAAGAGAAGAAACTCTCATATTCAAGAGTTGAGAAATAGACTGAACACTTTGAGCTATAAATGCATCCCTATAACCTCTCTTTGCAAGCTCAGCTTGAACATGAGCCTGTATAGAAGGAATAAGAATATCCTTAAAAGTTTCCATCTTTAGATCTGCTTCAAACTTATTAACATCATTATTAAACTCTGACTCCATAAGAGCCAGCCCCATTCCAAAACTTGTAGTTTGTACAGCATTCACTTCTGCTAAGGAAGCTGTAAACCTAGAAACTGACCTCATAAACCTAGGAGTTTGTTCTGACTCATATCCATCTACAGCATCAGTTATAGGTTGGGAACTTAAAGCAGTACTTATAGCACTCAAGGCATCTGATACAGCAGTACTCAAACTATCCAATATATCAACTGTAGAAAATGTCCCAGAGGCATCTGCTTTAGCTACAATAGTATCTACAAAGTCTCCCCAATCAGTTTGTTCTGAAAGAGCTTCAGCTTTTGTTTTAAAAGTAGTAAACTGAGTTTGAACAGGGGAGAGATAAGAATCAGGATTATAAGCAGTCTCTCCATAATAGGGGGTGTTGGCTGCAAAGGCTGTATTCAGTAAATCAACCATTGTATATCCTGAAGTAATACTAATCCTTCCAACTACACTAGGATCTGAGCTTGCCAACCAGTCCCCTTGTATCTCCTTTATATAAGTAGGATATTCAACTGTACCAGCTGCACTTCCACCCCCTTTACAGGCTTCCACTTCTCCATAATACTCATACCCTTCCTCATAAACTTCCACATACCTCTGCAGATTCTCATCCCACTCAGATCTTGAATATGTAGTTACTCTCATTTCTCCTCCACAGGAATAGAAATAAATGTATATTCAGTTTCACCCCCAACCAATCTTGCCACTTGCAAGACTCTTTCTACATTGCTATAAGCTACAATCTTTTCACATTTTTGTAATTTTGCAAATCTTCTAAGATACTTCAATCCCCCTTTCCATATGTCCAATCCTATAGTATTATACCCAGTCATACTATAAATAAGCAAACTTCTAACTCCTCCAACCTCAACTTGGATAGCTGTAGTAAAGATAGCCTTTGGTTCCCCCTCATAGACTACAACCCAGCATTGCATCTGACCTGATAACAGAGACCTAAGTATATTAGTAAGAACTTGTGTATAATCTTCTTCTGGCTTAACAGCTTCTAAAATTCCTTCTTTAATCAACTCCCAATATCTACTTATTTGGTCACCCTCTAATTTCAGTAACACTAATTGACCGTTGGAATCTTCTGTCATTAACTTGGTAATTGATTCTGACTGTTCCAATATCTATTCTCCTAAAATTGTCAGTTTTAACTCTTACCCTAAAATCTACCCCAGAAACAGGAAAGGTAGCAACTCCTTCATAGTTACATTGTCTATACTCACCTGTAACAAATTCTCCACTTTGTCTGTACCTGTAATCAATAGCAACATATACCTTTGGCTTATCAGAAGTTCTTATTTCTGTATTAAGAACTACTACAGAATTTATAGTCTTATACCCTGGTTGACTAAAATCAATTACATCTGTGGCAAAATAGGCTTCTTTCTCATCACTATATTCTGTACAAATACCTACACAAGTACCTGCTATATACCTTGCAGAACTCAGCCTTTGCCCAGTTTCCATAAGGCCATTCTTTACCAGCTTATAAGTCTTATCACTGGTACAAATAAAAAACTCTCCATACTGATCAATTCCCCAAGGTCTTGAAGCAAAGTAGATAACAGGATTCTGATCTATCATAGGATACAGATATTCCCTATATCCTAAAGGAACTACAGACAGATCCCTTCCCAATTCCCATAAGAATCCAGAAGGGTCAAGGAATACATGATGATTCCTATCTCCATCCACAGCTCCAGTAGAATATAGGCCTACATGTTCTAATTCTGGAATAGTCACCTGTGCAAGAGTTGAGCCAATTTCCAGTCCTACATGCTTAAGGGCAATAACTCCAGTCTTTGTATATGCAATAAGATAGTCCCCAAGTTCCTTTAATTTTATAACTTGACCTGTGAAAGGAAGTTGTGAGAATCCTTGCTCATTCCTCTTCAGAAGATCAAACACAAAAGGTTTATCACTTCCATAAGTAGACCCAACATACCCACTATCCAGCAGACTAGAAGAAAAGAGAAGTTGTGTATCTCCACCCCCTATACTACTCCACCAAATCCAGTTCTTTCCAACAGGCATATCAATACTACCTTCTGCCTCTTCTCTAGAAAAATCTAGTCCTGTATCTTTTTTCTTTTTCTGCCAAGAATTCCAGAAACTCTGCCATGTAGAATCCCAGAATCTTGTGTAATCAAATCCTCCAAGAACAACTCTTCCCTTGTAATAACTTCCACAGCTAACTGGCATTCCATTCTTTATATAAACCTTCTCATCTCCTCCAGTCATAACATCTTTTCCAGAAAAGAAAACTGTGCTTGCTCCATTAGTAAGAAACCAAGACTCTTCAAGATCTATAAGATGCCAATAATTTCCTGGCTGTATAGAAGCCTCCTGAGAAGGATTATCTATATCATACAAAGTAAGTTTATATAAACTATCCCAGGTATCTATATTAACCATATAGATACTATCTCTAGTACATAGAAGAGCTTTAGCCTTTCCAACAAACATCTGAGGAAAAGAGTAGTCAAACTGTATCCCATACATGTAAAGAAGTTCTGGGGAAAAAGGATTAACTACATAATTATAAGGAACTACCCCAACATCTGTAGGTTCCCAGTTAAATAAAGAAATAAGACCAGGCTCTTGCCTAACCTCTTTATTTAGCCTTCTTAATCCCTTCCTCAGGGATGCATCTATATCAAATGAGAACTCCTTCATTTCTTTTCCTTATATGCTTTATTTCTATGAATCATTGACCCAATAGCTTTCTTTCGTGTATCAGAGTGGGCAACTACTCTTCCAGTAGATTTTTCATAAATCTCCCACCCCTTTCCATTCTTGGCTCTTCTAATACTAACTGGCATTGTCTTCCTCCTTAGAAGTAGGTTCTTCTAAAAGATTAATCTCAGGAACTTCTGGCATTTCTATTTCCTCTAATCTCTTTTCCAGTTCTTCAACCTTTTTCCTAAGCTCCTTAACTTCCTTCCCATAGGTACTCTTAGCAACCTTTTCAACATCTTTTCTTCTTGCTACTCTCATAATAATACCTCACTAACCTTGTATAGTATTCCCAGAGTAATTCATCTCCCTTCTTACTTCATCCTTATCAATACCCTTAAGAAAAGGCTCCATAGCAAACAACCAATCCCTAACACCAGAAGAATTTCTATAAAAAGCCTCAATCATCATCTGCCCATCCATGATAGTAAGTTCAGGAAAGTTCTTACTCCAGTATGTGTAATCGTCATCATCTATAAACTTTGAAAAGAAAACTCCTGTTACAGACAGAGTATACACCCCATCAGCTGGAGGAAACAATAATATTCCCCTATTCTCAAAAGTATTATCAGCCAGAATGTTCTGATAGTCATAACTAAACCCTGCTGTATCAGCTGTAACTGCAGCTTCCAGTTCTGCAATTGTAGCATAATCATTCTGCCCAGGAGCAAGATTCAAAACATCATCTGTGTAGTAAATAGGAGTTCCTACAGATATAGTAGACAATTGATCAGTATATTTATTTTTCAGCCATCCAAGAGGTTTTGGTTTTACCTCTGTCCTACCAGACAAGGTACTCTTGAAAACATGCACTCCTTCAATAGCCCTGAGATAAGGAATCCTTTTTACATACTCTCCTGACTCAAGATCAGCTTTATATTCAGCTCTACTATAAGGATTATCCTGAGTAAGATCAAGAAACCTCTGTCCAGCCTGAAGAAAAAAATCTGCCCCATTATCAGTAAAAGTCCCACCTTCAAAATCTGTTACAAGATCAAATCGTCCAGATCTCTTAATAAACCTTTCCCTCAGATCAAGTAATGTTCCAGTTGGCATTATAAAATCCTTAACATGTATATTTAATATACAAGGTAAGGGAAAGAATAACTCTCTCCCTTACCAATCAGTTTAATTAGCGTTGTCTTTTCCAACACCTCTCATAACTCTCCACTGATTTGGAAAATACCACTTCCAACCACCTTCAGTGATATACCCATCCAGAATACCATCCTGCCCAGGAATTTGCATATTTTCCTGGAACTTGGTAGAACGGTTCACACCATTTCCTACCTTAGGACAGAATCTTGCATTCTTTGGAAGACCGATTACCATAAGGTTCGTATTAGTAGTTTCTCTACTGAACAAGGGGTGAGTCTTGAAATAGAGTTTTCCATGCGGGCTGTGCCATTCAACTACAGAAAGGCCATAAGCCTTCTCAGCTACTTTCAACTGAATCTGGCCATAGCTTTCTGCAAGCTCATTAATACCATCCAGGGCACTATCACCACACCAGACCATAGCCTCACCACCATTCAGATACCTGAATACCTCCTTAATATTATTTCTCAGGAAAGTCTTTCCAGCTTGTAACCAGGTTTTGCCAGAATACTCTGCATCTGTAGAAGTCTCAAAGTCTTGAATAGCTGAAGGATTGTTCTCCTTCAAGAAAGGAATAAGACCCTGAGTGAAGTACAAAGGTTTACCATTTGCCCCTGTTGTACTTCTCTTAACTCCAAACCAGCCTTCCAGTTCCAAGTCCATAGAATGAGCTTCCATACAATCTTTCTTGTCTTCTTTGTATGGATTTCCTGTTCGTAGAACTTCTGCCTGGGCTGAACCAGAGATTGCGAAAGTATTCCTGAATGTACCACAATAGTTATTATACTGGGTAGGTTTATACCCCATTGGTCTTGGAGCATCAGAGAACTCTGGATACCCAGTACCAAGTTTGATCACATAGTCCACAGTAGACAGATTATAAGAAGCTGAAGTAGCATGATTATCATCTGCTTCATCAAGCTCAACTGCAATATAGGAACTTGCACCATTTTTCACAGATCTGGTAACATGTCCTACAATATCAACATCTAACTGATCTGAGTCTCTCAAGAGAACTCGTGCACCAGGAACAAATTCCTCAACAAGTGCCTCTGCCATCTTAGCATATACAACACCACCAGCAATACCAACAGTAGACTGGTGAGTAGCATATACATAGGCAGTAGAAAGACCAGAATCAATATAGATATTAGTAACAGACCCACTTCGTGTTGGGAGGGTCTTCGTCCACCAATTAAAGGTTGTACTATCAACAGACTCAGTAGCTACCATTGACTGCATAGCATACAAAGGAGCAGAACCATTTGGGTACTCATACATAATATACTGTGCCCAGTTTTGAGGTGCTTCATTTGTAGCCCAGTCTCCAGTGCCTCTGAGGCCTAAAAAGGGAGTAGCCATAATTAAAATCTCCTAAAAAGTATTAGAATAAAAATCAAATTAACTATCTTGAGCAGGGTAATGAAAGCCCTGCTTTAAGCAATCCTGTTTTCAATAACTGTCCATTTATCACCATCTGAATACAGAACTACCAGGTCATCATCAGTATCAAGAACAAGATCTGTCCAATCTGGAGAGTCATCAAATGAAGCTCAGTATTGGTTCTAACTGTGGCACCTCCAGCAGCATCTCGTGCTACAATAGAAAATGACACACCAGCACATTTAGATACCGGGGGAAGGTTCAAAAGAGCAGTTGCTGTATTTGTTCCATCAGAAAGATTAATCACTACTGTAGTCTGATAAGGCTCCAGATTAATTACCTGGCCAGTGTCTGTACTGGAATCACTATAAAAGTAAGTATTAGCCGGCCAAGCCTTATCAGCATCAGTTAAAAATGGATGAGGCATAATTTATTCTCCTATTACTATGAAATTAAATCTAAAATCTGCTGTTGTTCAGCAGTTATTTTTTCCTTGCTACCTCCAGGTTTCTTAACATTTGGAGGAGATGCAAAATTAGTTTCCTGTTTATTTTCTGTTTTCTGTCCTGTTAGAGTGGAGATAATTCTCCGAACCTCCTTTCCTGTTTCTGAGAATATTTTATCAATATCCCAGTCTTGATGTTCACTCTGTAATTGGTTTGCTTTCTGAATTACTATTTGTTTAATAGGCCTTAAGTCCTGATTGTTCTTCCAAAAGTTTTGAGCAGCTGAATACTTCACCACAGTATCATAGACATTCTGAGTAAGAAGGTTTTGTGTCTCCTGTAGAGAAGATTCCCTAGCATCCTGTGCAGCCTTTGCATAAACCTTCTCTTCAAATGTATTAAGAAAAGATACAAATGAACCCTTCTCATCAAACATATGTTCATAGGTATCATCATCTATATCAAAGTTAAACTTAGGAGGTTCCTCTTTTTTCTTTGGTTCTTCCTTCTTCTCCTCTGGAGGAGTTTCTTCCTCTTCTTTCTTTTCTACCTTTGTTTCTTTAAATCCCATCAGGGCATTCAGTTCAGCCAGAATAGAATCTGCAGAATTTTGCTCCTTCTTTTCCTCCTCCTTAACAGGAGCTTGTTCTTCCTTTTTTCCTTCCTCAGTAGGAGCTTGTTCCTCTTTCTTCTCTTCCTTCCCTGCAATACCCATCATCTCTGCAATCTGGTCTCCAGCTGAAGGTTCTTTTACAGGAGCCTCTGTAGGTGAAAAATATCTTCCTAGTAACATTTACTTATCCTCCTCTTTAATTTGTTCTTTTGCTTTTTCTTTTAATACAGGTATAAGAGCCAATAGCCACACAAGAGTATTAGCTTCTCCTTGAAGAAACCTAATATCATCATAGGAAATCTTCTGCTCTATGTTATAAGCATTTTTTGTTATACCTGTTTCTAACTCAGTTCTTATTGTTTCCCTTCTAATCTTTGCTTCTTCTATTATAAACTTCCAAATAGGATTAGATTCAAACTCTGCAAGATTTAAACTTGAGAAAACCTCATTCATTGCATACCTCCTGTTGGTACTAAGTTACCAGCCTGCACCCCTTTATCAATAGCTCCCTGTTCAGCAATCTTTGTACGGGGCAAGGCTTTCATAAAATCATTTATATTCTTTGCTCCCAATAATCTAGCTATATGTCTCCAGACTTTCACAAAATCAAGAGTCTGGAACAATTCTGGATGAGAAGCTGCATTAGCCATCAGTTGGGACCATACAGCTGCTGTCTCACCAGAAGGGATACTACCATCTTGAATTACTACATCATAATCTACATCCAGAGCATCTAGATTCACTTTCACTGAAACCTTACCAAGCCTGTCTACTTCAACTCTAGCATCTCCATACTCCTGTTTTAAAACCTCCCCATAATCACCAAGAACTTTTACATACTGTTCTCCTTCCATAAGTTGAAGAGTATTAGAAGCCATCTGGTAAGCTATCTCATAATGAGCTTGCATAGCTGAAATTTTAGCATCCTTTTCTTTTCTACCTAAAGCAGATGATCTTGTTCCCATAGCTTCTGCTGAGGAAACTCTTTCTCCTTTTCTATTCTGAATACCCTTCAAACTATCATCATTACCCATAGCTATGTTTGAAAGATTAGTAAGAAATCCAATATCAACCAGATGGTTTTGTGTTACATCCTGAATTGGTAATTGCTTCACAGCCTCATTAAGTAGCCCCCTTCCCCATCCAGAAGCTCGCAAGCGGGCTATCATTCATTCCTAGAATCAATCAGATCATTCATATTAACGAGGCTTGGGTCAGCTACAAGCATATTATTAACAGCTTTCCTAACATTAGCTACATGAGAACCCCACAACCAGTCAATAGCATGTTGGATAGGATATTCAACCTCTACAACAGAAGGATTCAGAATACTATGCCCATCTGATTTCATAGAACTAACAGCTATAGGAATATGACCATGATCTAAGTTAAGCCTTCCAGCAGAAATGATAACTCTATCAGCTGCAATGGCTACTTTCCAAAGTTCTGGGATAGGAGAATTTCCTAACTCCAGTAACTTAGGTATAATAACCACATAAGCCCAGAGAACATCTATAGGCCTAGATACACCCATAAAGGTGCTTCTAAGAGTACTCATTTTAGTCTTATCTGCTCTGCCAGAAGCTGAGGAATCACCATTATAGTAATTAGACTTCCCATTCCTTATATCTTCCAAATACTTAACATTAAAAAACTCATCAGAAATCTGTTCCTTATTAGTAAGAGAAAAGAAATTCTTCCTCTCACACCAAGCAAAGTATTGCATTTCTTCTACATTCCAAATAGGAACATTTATATCTGGATAGGTGTTATAAGGATCAAGATTGTAGAGTTTATTACCTTGGTACTTTACAACTTCCTTTGGAATACCATTCCTTGTTTTCCTACCCATAGTCTTTTCAAAGTTAACCATAACCCCACCAATACCATAGGTAATATCATCACTCCACATAGTATGAAGATTCAAACCCATTCTGGTTTTCTGAGTCTGATGTTCTATCAAAGATTCCAGAAGAATATTCCCCAAAGTATCATTTGGGTCTCCAGCACTCTGGAATCTAAAAATAGGACTTTCAAGAAAAGCTGAACTCATATAGGTAAGAAATACCTCCCTTGTAGCATAGCTCTGAGGAATCACTATTGTTATAGGTTTCTGTGGAGCCTCCTTCTTTAGCTCCTTCTCACTTTCTGTAAGGTCTACATAAGAAGTAAGTTTATGATCTAGCTCCCTCCAAGTAGAATACCTATTAGACATAACATTATAGGATTCCTTAACAGCCTGAAGAATGTAAGTAAGGAGTTTCTTATGCTGTTCTGAATCTGGGTGTAAGTCTAATCCTTTAGGATACAGCTTCTTATATTCAGGAAAATTCTTTCCTGCAAAAGATATAAAAGTATTACCAGTCTGATTTTGAGGCATTAGTTAATCCTAACTATCTGTAATATAAAAAACATGAATATAAATTGTACCAGAAACTGTATCTACATAGGAGGTCAAATCCTGAACAGTTCCAGATTTATATAACCATAACTGAACATTATTACTATAAACCCTAGCATAGGCTGTAAGTCCTGTATCTTGAACACTAGTAACTGTAGCAAAGGCTGCAACTGCATTTCCTGTAACATCAAGACTTAGTCCATATCCATTAACATCAAGTGAAAAAATCCCAGAACTTCCACCCTTTGCTAAGTTGTTAACAGAATTACCAGACAATCCATTCCATCCAGCTCCATTGCCAATATTAGTATCCACCCTAATACTATTAGCATCAACTCCATCAGTAATCTGAATCTGTGTAAGACGAAGGACTCTTCCTACAGTCCCATCACCAAGTATTTCTGAATGATTAGCTGTAACATCCGCCCCTGTTTCTATACCAGTTAATTTAGTTTTCTCTGAGTCTGTGTAAGCATTAGTATTTGAATTATTCTCATACTGTGTTTTTATTTCAAGATCAGTTTGCCTTGGAAATCTATTAATCTGGACCCAAGCTCCATTTGTATCAATACTAGAAACATACATAAGTAAGCACATCCCAGGAAGTATCCAGATCGACATCTTTTGATTCTATCAGAAGTATGTTATTACTACTACCAGAATTTTGATTATGTCTAACTTTTATATCTCTAGTAGTATCATACTGTCTAAGAAACAACAGCTGCCCATCTGTTCCTGCATCTATAGTTGCAATCTGATCAGAAGAAGCCCCACCATAGGTATCTACAGCATGTAAGTTATCTGTTGGAGAGATATTATCAGTTGGTGAAATAGTAAGAGTAGCTCCCTTAGAAAGATAAATTCCATCCTTTACTGTAAGAGTTACATCATTATTAGCTCCTCCATCTGTAAGAAGAAGTTTACTACCAACCTGAAGTCTTCTCTCAGAAGTAAGATCAGAGTCTAAAGCTATGACTACATATGAGGCTCCTATTGGAGCAAAAGCACCTGACATATCAGACAGTCTCATTACATCATCAGGATCCGTAGGAGTCCTTGTTACCTGTACAACTCCATCAGATATAAACTTAGGAGTAGGAGTAACTGAATCATCATAGGTAAAGTCCCCAAATCCAGGAATTGTAAGGGTCTTAATAGCCATTACAATGTCCTCCATTCAGGGTCTAAAGCAGGTTCATTAACAAGCTGTTTGTATTCATTTTCTATATCTTCATAACTTTCATTAACAACTGCAGGAGACATATATCTCAACCCAATCTCTAACATCTGTGGAATATATCCTGCACAATCCAGAACATCCCAAAGTCTTGGTCTAGGAAAGGACATTTCCTGTTCCTCAAGTCTTGCACAACCTACCCTGTTGTGGCGTATTAAACCCTGCTGGTATAAAGGAATAACTCCTCTTGCTCTCCCAACTTTAGCATTTGCTCCAGAAAATTCTCCTTTTCCAGAGCGGGCTTTAAGCTCTACAAAAGTAGTATACATCTTCTGTTTCATAATTCTATAATTATTTATAGGATATGTAATATGCTCTTCTAACCCAGTAACTTCTACACCAAAAGTCTTAGCATTATACTGATCACACAGATCAAACAATTTATCTAGAAACTCGGCCTGACTAAGCCTCAGTCCTATAGCAATCCTAATATAAATAGTCCTTTTTTCTACATCAACAGAAAAAACTAGAAACCCTGTTTCAGCACTCGTCATCTTCTTTGTTCTTGCTGGATCTGCTATTACAATAGTCTCCAGGAAGGGTTTTCTTTCTAAGAACTATTCATCATCCTCTGAATAATAAAGTATATTCCCAATAAACTCATTATCTTCTCTTGATGTAGCCTGGCAGCCCCATTCCCTAGCCAGCACATCCAGTTGCCCTCTCTTTCTATGAAGTTCCACCTCTCTATCAAGATCTTCCTGAGAAATAAAATCAGCATCAACTGTAACATATCTACCTCTTTCATCATCAGTATAAGCAGGAATAAAAACTGTCTCCCAATCATCATCTTCCATTATATGAGTAATAAGAGCATCTTCATGCTTAACAGTATCAATATAAATAATCCTATAATCATTTGTATATCTGTTAACTGTTTTCAGCAAAGCCCCCCAGAACCAGTTCCTAAGTTTCTCTCTTTGAATCTCATTGTCAACTTCTAGCCTATCTTCCAGATCATCAATAACCCACATGTCAGGTCTATACCTAATCCACTTCAATCCATTAACCTGCTGACCTGCCCCTCTTGGAAGAACCAAAGTTCAACCATTAGCAACCCAGGCTTTTTTAGAAAACTGGAATTGTTTAAGAACTTCTGAAGACAATCCTTTATCTCCTGTAGTAATACTAGGAAAACCCATCTGGGCTATTCTTTCATTAGAAAGAAGATCAAGTTTTATATTTTCTGTATATATCTCTGCTATAGAAGCAGAACTACTTAAATACCCTATAAACCTTTTCTCATTATAGATAACAGCCAACTTCACCAGTGCCTCACAAATTGTACTCTTTCCAAATCCCCTAGCACCAGCTATGCAGATCTTCTTTGCATCTGTATGGTCTATTACATCAAAAACCTTTCTGTGCAAAGAAGTAAACTTTGCATAGAAGTCATCTGGGAAGAAAAACTTACAAGCATACTCTGTATCAACACTACATTTTGCAAGTATTTCTAGTCTTTCTTCTTCTGATATATTATCTAATTTATTTTCCATAGTAAACTTGTATATTTAATATACATGATAAGGTGGGCAGAGAGTATCCCTACCCACCAATTAGCCTAAAGAATTGTATCCACAACCTCAAACAACTCATCCACCAGTTTGTCATCATAAGGTGTAGGTGAATCATTCACAGCTTTACGAAGTTCAGGCTCAAACTGTCGCATAGCATAGGCACCAACCATTGCAGCCCGCTTACCAGCAGAATTCTCATCACCAGTTTTGTAGACAATCAGAAGTATATCTGAAATAAATCCCATGACAAGAATAATCAAAGGGTTACCTCCAGCTACTCCAACTTCTTTAAGCTGACCAATAAGATTATTTACTTTTTCCATCATACTTATTTCCTTCCTCCTTTTAAAAGGTTAATCTCATGTTTAAGTATAGTCTTATGACTAATACTTTTCTCTTTCACTCCTCTTACTACTTTAGCAGTAGCTCCCCAAATTGAAACTGCTTCCCCTACTTTTATTATAGCTGGAGCTATTACAGCACCTATAGCAGGGACTAGAGAAGCAAGACCTCCTAGGCCTATTATAGCTATCCCAGTTATAGTTTTAGGAATTTTCATACTCATACCTCAAAGTGATAAATATCATTCAGGGTTTTCCAATCTCCACCCCACTTGTTTCCAAGACTTTTCCAGAAATCCCCCAGCTTCTCATACTTCCAATTCCTCTCCCAGACTGCTTTCCCATTCTCCATAATAACCAGATCTACAGCTCTACCAAGTTGGTGTTTAGAAAGATTATTAACTCCATCACAGTGGCTTTTTCCAGACTCAAATAATTTCTTCTGATCTTCCACAGTCCTGAAAAGGGAATAAGTAATAATATTAATATCATTATCATGAGCAAAGTCAATTAACTTTCCTAGGTCTCTTCCGAACTTCTCTCTTTTAGTCATATTCTATTTTCTCCCTTTCAACTCTTTCAACTGAGCTAAGATTGACCTTTGGTTGGCCTTTATTTCTGCAATAGAAGAAGCATATTGAAGTTCCAGAACTCTTATTCTTGTTTCTTGCATTTCCTGTCTTTTTGTAATAGTTCCAAAAGTTAGGTATTGCCCCAACCCAATAGTTGCTGATATAATCGCTATAATGCTAATTATTATTGCAAACCATGTTTTCACCTGTACAACTCCTGTAGTCTTTTCCATCTCAACCCTTCAATCCTGTTATTCTGTGTACTCATTAAAATCATAGCCAAGAAAAATTCCAAAA